TCATCGCGCGTAACCGTTGCTAGAATAGTTCCTGCCGCATCACTGAAATTGCCTGATGTTGGAGCCGTTGGAACATCTGCGTTGACCGTTACCGATGCGCTGGTTGTTATGATTGGGGTTTCGCTGATTTGCGCGCCAAGGTGATTAATCCCAGCGTCAACAATAATTGCGTCGCCACTCGTTGCGATCTTAAAACCGATCTGCGGATTTAAAACTGATGTGTTCTCGATTTTTACCAGGGTAAAGTCGGTTGAATTTATCAAACTTGTAATATCAGTCCAATTTGATCCACCATCACGAGTAAAATAGATTGAGCCAGTACCCGCCGATCTTTTTACATAAAATCCAGAACATGCCGCTGCTGAAGCTGCGGTTATTGTTTGCAGTGCGGTTCCATCCGTGGCTGTTGCGGTTAACAGACTACATGCGTTCGATTGCCCATCAAGCCCGGTCTGAGTTAACGCCGCCGTAACGTTGGTTTTTACCCATGCCGCATTAGTTAAATCCCTACAATACAATAAATTGTTTGTAACCGCAGCCGGATTAAGTCTTGCTCCAAGCAGATTGGCTTCCGGGATCGGCGTTCCGTCTTTGTATGTTGCATAGTATTTAACACCGTTTGCCCCAGCCCCATTATCTCCCGCAACGTATTCAGATGGTGTTTTGTCTGTTCGCCCCGTGGAATCTTCAAGCATCGGGTGTGCGATAGTTAAAGTAAGTCCGTTGACCGCCGTTGTATTTATACTGTTATCGCCATCAACGAAACCAAGCTGCATATAGTGCGTTCCGGTTGTTGGCGTGGTAGCTGCCATGTATACTTCATACCATCCAGGGTATTGAGTTGACGCTGTTAGTGCGTAGCTAATTGATGTCCATCCGCTGCCGCCAGTTGATACTGTACCCAGGACGTTAGTCGTTGCATTGAACCAAATCGAGACCCTATCAGTTGACCCAGCAAATAGCAAAATTCGCATCCAAGCTGCAGTCCCCGGTTTATACAAAAATCTTTCTGTCCGAGTGTTTCCACCGATGTTTTCGGAGGTGTACCCATGCCGAATATGGTTTGCGGAGTTGGCTGTGCATGTCACCAAACATCCATCAGATGTTGACCCATCCGGGCCTGTGGCTGAAGCTTTTGAAGCGTTGCTTACAGCCCAATTTGCAGAACCTGAAATATTATCAGGACTTGTAAGCCAATTGATCACCGGCCTATACCCACGCATCCGCACAGCGCCAGATGGTAGCTTGATTAACTTACCTTCGTCGTTAAACTCCCACGCAGCAGTAGCCCGCGTAAACGTAGGCGTACCACTGCCATTTTGCAGCGCAATACTGCCGCGCAATGGCCAGTAAAATGGAGCGTCGGATCGCAGCATAATTTATGCCTCCCACCCAGCGAACTGATGCACAAACGGTTCGGGCAGCATAATTCCGGCAGCAGAGTCATATAGAACTATCCCGCTTGCCGGGACAAAGTCATCGTCTATCAGTACGTCAAAAACATAACCACTAACCGGCAGATGGTAATCAACTGCTTCGTAGGGTTTCTCTTCGCCTTCAAGCGGCTTGTAAATAATTCGTTTTGTCATTTCACCGGTATCTGATTAATCCAATACTCGCAGACGTTCAGCACGCTCACTATTTCGAGCGCAATGCTTCGATCCTCTTCAACACTTCCGCTTTTTGTTCTGCTGTCATCGTCAGCCTTTCCGGGCACGGTGTTTCTACAGCTACCGGAATCGTGTTGCATCCGCTTAATAAGGTTGCCAGCATCACGATCAACATCAGCGCTGTGCTTCGCATATATTTGAATTGCATTGTCTTTCCTCTCATGTAATGCATCGTTTTCTATCTTGACTTCAACCATTTTCCGTTGCAGCAATTCTTTGGATGATCGCTCAATCTCGGCCATGTCTTTTTCATGCTGCACTGCTTCGATATGATGTTTCCAAGCGAAATAACCGCCGATCAACGCAATTGATATGATGATCTGCGGCAAGTACCGTTTTATCAGCGCGAATGCAATTTCGATCATATAAACCCCTTTGAATGCAGCCATGCAGCAACGCCCACAATTGCCGCGCCAGTCAGCCACAAAATTCTCTTTAAAACGCTTTTCCCAACTTCGATATAAACATAGTCCGTAATTTCAGCTACGGCCTTTGTGGCTGCCCTTTCAGCGATCCGCTCCACATCCTCTTCTGTTACGTGAGGACATCCGAACGGCGGTCTTTCATTCTCATGGTCAAAGTTCATATTTCACCTATCTTTTCCAATTACAATTTGCCAGCAGCAACAAAAAGAGCATCAATTTGCTGATCTGATAGCCCTAATTGAGAGCCTAGCGACATCAGTACCGGGTGGTATCGATAAAGTTCTTGCGAATATTCCCAATATATTTTTATTTCATCAGATTGGGTGGCTACAAAGTTATTCACAGTGGCAAGCAATCCAGCAGCGAGTAACGCCATTCGCGCTTGCCTAATAGTCACCAGAATCGGCACTTCAGCCTTTTCCTCTTCGCTCATGTGCTGCTCTGCGATCGCATTAGAGGTCCACGCTCCGGCATCGTAAGACCATCCGTTCGGCACAAAACCATCCGGCAGCGATTCAACTTCCTCGAGTGTAAGTGCAATCCCTTCAGCATTCCTGAATAACCAACCTTTCCCGCTGCACATTCCAGCTTGCAGCGCCAGATCGTCGCCAGCAAACAGGACAAGATTGTTATCAGTGCGCTTGATTATCTTCATGCCGCAATTTCAACCACCTTGGCGCTTAAATAAGTCGAAGCATTCCGGCACAGTTGCACTATATGCGTGCTGTCCAGCGCATCAGCTGCGAGATACCCTGGCGATGCAGAAACACTTGGCTCTATCTGATCTGCAACCGGATAAACCACTATTTTGTCATCGCTGGTTATCCTGATTACAATCGCATCGGATCCCAGGCTTCCGCCACCGGTCCATGTCGCATAAACAGTATTCGAGTCGATTTTTATCGAATCAGCGTCAACAGTTCCATTGCTGCCTACGCTTATGATTTTGTTGCGAACCAAAGTCGCAGAAGTGCCTGAAATATCAAGCACTGAAATCATAAAATCGCCGTAACTTCGATCGATCGGCGCAACCAATACTGCTCGGCTAGCACTTAGCACTGCAACACCAAGAGATGTTGCAGGAGTTGTACCTGGTGTGGCAGAAATATCCAAAACGCTACCGGTCGGTGCTGGCGTTGATCCGGTTATAGATTGCAATCTGATTTGAGGTTTATTCCCGGTATTGTTGCGAAAAGCAACAACCGCTTTTGAAGAGCTTATTTTTCTGACTTTGATATAAGTTGCTGCAGCCGCTGTTGCATCAGCGGCAACCTCAGAACTAGCCGTTATAGTGCTACCGGAAATATCAAAAACACGCACGCGCGGCGTTCCAGCAGCAGCGCCTTGATATGCACATAATAGCTGCGTTGAAGAAAGCGCCGTGATTGATGTCCCGCTGCCGCCCGTGCCAGCGTCTACGCTCGCAACACTTCCGGGCGTTATTGTCGTGCCAGATACATCAAGAACATAAGCTTTTGTTGCGCCTGTTGACGTTTTATAAACGACCGTTGCCTGTGTGCTTGTTTGTGCCGCGATACTGATATCAAGAGATGCTTCTGCATTGATTGCTGATGCTGCACCGGATGCCGATCCATAATTAACTACCACAGCATTCAGATAAGTGGTTGAGTTATTCCGAAAAGCGCATATTGCTTTCGTGCTAGTTAGCATTGCTACAGCGATATAACGCGAATCAACGGCATTCAAAACTTCCGCAGTGTTGCCGCTATACACCTGGTCAACTTCACCGCCGCTAACATACCAAACACCAGCGCCAGTGCTGATATCAGAACAATGGAACGCAATAACTTGACCCGGATTGACATAGCATAAAAAACTCCCGCCATATTTGTGTACTGCGAACCGGTAATATCCGGAATTTTTTATGACAAACAGCGGAGTTCCTTTCTTCAGAGTATTGGCCGCTGGCAGTGTCGCTTTTTTGCCTGATGCAGTCATAGTAATGATTTGCAACCGACCGCTGGTTGCCGTGAGCGTAATATCTACAGCGCTGCTTGTCGTGTCCGATCCGCCCACGCTTGTACTGGTAATCAATAACCAGTTTGTCGTATCCGATACAGGATCGGTTGTCCCAGCGCCGTTCGTAATCCTGCGATAATTTAGGTAATCAGTAGGAGAATAGACAACATCACCGACTGCGTACGTTGTGCCTGATACCCACACATCATTTGCAAGCGCAGATACCGCAGCAGCGGCATTGGCCGCGTCTTGCGAAACCTGCTCGGCAAGCGCATTTGCACCGTTTGCAAAATCTGGCAAAGAAGATGCCATCGTGTAGGCTTTGTCTGCGAACTCTTCCTGAGAATCAGTGATTAACGGAGGTACTAAAACCGGGATTGTTGTCATTAAATTTCCTCTATTTCTAAGCCGATGCGAACATATTTGTCGGTAACAGGTGACGGTGTTTTCTCGCGCACGAATCCATTGATCAAAGAAATATCAAAGTAAGGATGGTCTGATTGATCAACACCAGCCCAAATTGCGACACGACCGTTCAAGTCTTTGAATATATCTCTCACCTTATTGAGCCGCCGCGCTTCGATATGCAGATTCCCTCGGATGGTAGGTATATCAACACGCGGAGTGAGCACGGCATTACCGAACTCGTCACGATCAACCGTGGAATAATTTACCGAAGGCATGGATGCGCCATCAAGCAAGAATTTACCGATGTATGTGTGCATGCCGAACGCGAAACGGCCTAAGCTCACGATCCCGCTTGTGCTTGTAAGAGTTATCGTAATAACCGGATCGGCAAGCGGAGGAACATCGAACTTCGCTACGGCAGGTTTGCTGGTAAATGGCTCAAAAAAGAAGTCATACCAGTTCAAAACTTCGCGTTTCAACAAGTTTTCAGAATAGGTGTATTTCGTAACCCCATCTTCTGATATAGAAACATCAAGATTGTCCGCTTCCATGCCTATTAGCGCGAATGCTGAAATACGCTGACCGGGCTGAACCACGATAGTCATCGGTGAATTACCTACTGACTTAGCGTTGCGCGTTTCATCGAACATTTTCCAGCGGTTTGTATAACCGGTGTACTCCCACTTCGCGCTTGTGGCTGGCGGATTGTTTGTGTTGCTATTATCCAGTGATTCGTATGTTTTGTGGTTGTTCGCGCTTATGATTGAGACAGTATTTCCAAGCGAATAAGTGGTTAAAGAACTCCAGGCTGTTTCGCCAGATCCAGGCTCAGAAATGGTGCTGGATATCAGCATGGCATCGGTCATCGTGATAGGCTTGATTACGTTCATGCCGCCACCGTTCGCAACGAATTGCCGCCATCAGTCAATCTGCGCAGCAACTTGAGCATATCGTCAGTGCTTTTGCTGTTGCCACTCATCACATTGACTAATTGACCAAGCAAGTCGGTTAGGTCTTTATTCTGCGAATTGCTTACTACGCGCTCGCCTTTGTGTATTATCGCCATGCCTGTTTTGGGCACGTAGGAAGTGCCGGTGTCGAATTTGGCGACGGAATTGAAAAACGCACTCCCGGCTTTTGCTAGACCTTCCTGCAGCGCTTGTTTCTCAAACTCGAATTGAGCAAGCTGCTTGCGTTGAGCGTCGATTTGCGATTGCGTTGAATTCTGAACTGATCCAATTGCTGCCAAGTTCTGACCTTGCGCGCGGCGGAAATCGAGTACATTGCTGAATCCTTTTGAACTCATGCCACTCAGAACCGATAAAGCCGCCTGAAAATTAGGGTCGTTCCTGTTACCGCTTGAAACCAATTTGCGCGCATCCTCGACCGACATAGGACGGATTGAATTGACCGTGCCAGCAAGTTGAGCGGCAACGCCTTCAAGCTCTTTAATTGATGCCGAAGTGTCCTGGATGCTTTTGTTCAGACGTTGTCCGTACTCGGTATCATCAGCGCTGCGAATATTCAGAACCTTTGCAGTTTCTAGCGTCGATTGAGTGACTTGTACCTGTGCGTTTTTGACCTCATAAAATGCCTGAGATAAACCAAGCAATCCGATTCTCAAATCATTTGATGTTGATGTTGATTGCACCAGTTTTTTGAACTGATCCATTGTTAAATCAGCGGATACACCAAGTTTTTTCAATGCAGCAGATAACTGATCAGACTTCAACGACATCTGTTCAGCGGGTGTCAGGAAGTTGTCGAAGAAATATCCGGTTTTTTGCAGCAGCGCATCGATACCGCCAGCTTGATCAACAAATGCGCTGCGCGCCTCAAAGCTCATAGATTTGATAAGCTCATTCGCATAACCAGCCGATGCGCCCAAGTTCTGCGCGCCAGTTTCCAGCGCTTTGAACTCGCTACCTAATCTTGATATTGTTTGCGCTGACGTTTCTCCGTACTTTCCAAGCTGATCAACCGAAGGAAGCAGAGAGCGAACCATCTCATCGGAAATTTTTGCAATTTCGTCTGCGATTTGCTGATCAGTGAGCGCTTTGCCTGATTCTGAGATAAGGTTAATGCTGTGCTTGAAATCATCGAGCGGTTTTGTGCTTAATCCAAGCGTATCGCTCAGACTACGCAAGCTGGTTGTTGTGGATTTGACAGACTCATTGATCTGTAGCGCCAGTCCTTGCGCGTACTTGACCATACTATCAGCTACACTTTGGAGCTTTCCGTTGTCTGCTTCAGCCGATCCTGTCAACAGATTGACACCGGCAAAATCTCGCTTACTTCCAACAAGCAAACCGCCTTTGGCTTTGAAATTGGTCGTTAAGTAACCGTTCAACAATCCTTCAGCACCAACATCGCCGGTCAGTTGCGTTTCTTTTTGTTTCAGTGGCCCGCGCCCGAACAATCCTGCCAAGAATCCACCGATAACAGGTATCATTTCAGCGCCGCCGAGTTTTTTATTGCCACCAAATAAGCGCCCGATTGCATCAACTGCAAATAGTGCAACTGCTGGTCCGGCGAATGCCGCGACAGAAGAGCCTAAAGATGCCGCAGCACCGGCACCTGATGCGCCCCACAAAGCAGTAGCACCAGCTTCGGCGGCGGCTTGTGTGCCGGTAACACCCATGCCACCGAAGAATGATCCTATCGAGCCTGGCAATTTACTTCCAACGCTGCTTAACAAATCTGTCGCACCAAATCCAGACTTGAACAAACTCAGAGCATTTGATGCCATGCTCGCGCCGTTCATCAGCGAGAATCTGCCACCACCGCCGCCAGAAGCCGCAGCATTACCGGCTGCGCCAAACATTCCGGCAAGTCCGATCGATTGAGCTATCTTTAATCCGGCAAACTCTGAAACGATACGCAGCACCGTATTTTTTACGTTACTGACCATGCCTTTCAGTCCGCCATTAAAGAAATCGAATACGAAATTACCGAGCGCAGATTGAATGTTGCGCCCGGCCTGTATCCATAGCTGGGTGATGTCATCAGTTGCGGATTTGTTGCTTGAGCGCATTTTCTCTACTTCTGGGATTAAATCCAGCATCTTTTTGCGAGTAGAAATCTCGCTTTCAATTTGCGCTATTACGTCTGTATCTTTTGCAATTGCGCGTTTTTCTTCCAGGCGCGCGATTGTGGTTAGTTGAATCGCTTGTTCAAGGCTGATTTCTCTATCACGAGCCAGTTTCATTGCCGCGATTTCATCAGTCATCGAAAGCAGTTTCTGATCAGCTGCATTCGCGCTATCCAGGTATGGCTTAACCAAATCTGCGTGTGCTTTGCGCTCAATTTGCAGCAACTTGATGTATTCGTGCTCGCGTGATAACGCAAAATCTTGCGCCTTGTTCAATGCTTTCAGAGCATCGGATGCGCCTTTTGCGTCATCTGCAACCTTTGCCGGTAGCGTAGGTTTGCCGCCTGGAATTGGAATCAGCGCCGCGGCTTTCATTCTTTCCAAATCTTCGCGCGCCGATTCAAGCCGGTATTGCAGCTCGTCTTGCTCTTTTTTGCTGAATATGAAATTACCGAAGAAAGGAACAACATCATTCAGCCCTTTCATGCGTGTCATTTCTTCTTCGAGCTTTTTAATCAGTTCGATCTGGCTTTGTATTGGCGTTGCTTTCTGGCCGCCACCAAATACACCGGCCATCGCATTGGTGAGTTTTGTAGCCAGTTCGATACCGCTTGACAAGAAACTGATAAGCCCAGATTCACCTACAGCTATTTTTAACTCGAACAAAGCCGTGTTCATGCGGTTAATCTGCGCTGACAGGTTTTTTGCTGATTCTTCCGCCTGAGAGCCGAATGTTTTATTAAGTTCAGCGGTTAATTTAGGTAGTAAATCTTCGGCTGTAATCTTTCCTGTAGAAAGCAGTTTATCCAGTTCTTGAGTTGTCACGCCCATGGCGCGCGCTGCCAACTGGAAAGCGCCCGGCAAACGTTCACCCAATTGACCGCGCAATTCTTCGGCCTGAACCTTGCCTTTGGAAATCATTTGCTGGAATGCATTGAGAGCGCCGCGCGTTTGATCTGCTGACAATCCCAATACAGTAGCTGCTTCAGACATCGCCGTGAACAATTCGCGCGTTGCCCGGCCTTCTAACGCCGTTCCTTTTGATGCCGCAGCCAGCTTGCCGAATTGATCTGCTGCTGATGCCAGATCAAGGCCAAGCCGTTTTGATTCTTCGCGCACAAATGACAGCGCTTGACCGGCTTTTTCTGCCGATCCCGTGCCTACCGTAAGCGTTCCAGTGAATTGTTGTAGCTGAATTGTGGCTTGTGCTACGCCTTTGATAGACTCGACAGCGCCAGCAATGCTCAACCCGATACCGGCTACACCTGCGGCGGTCTTTAATGCCGTTCCAGCAAGACTCGAAAGATTGCTTTCAGCAGAAGCGAATGCAGCCGCTGTTGAATCCTTCGCTGTAATGTCAATTCGTGTTGTTGCTGTGGTCATCGTTGTATCTTTTTAATATCAGCAATCCATCTATAAAAAGTTCCACATCAACAATTTGCAGATACTCGGAAATTCCTTCTAATTGACTAAAATCAATTTTCCCGCCCAGGATGTTCCATGCATCGAGTATCTTTTTTTGTTCGTTGTTTAGTTCTACTGGCTTGCCACCAACTAAGTGCTGAACCTGTTGGTAATCAAGCCAGCTTTCTAGTTTTTTTCGTTCTCTTGCCTTTTCTGAAAGCTTTCTTGCGCATTTTTGAGAATCTCAGCGACAATCGGCCTATACCACTCCGGTTTCTCTGAAATTGCTTCAGAAAAATCATCTCGATCGAACTTGACCTGTTCTTTCCCGCCTCCTTCGATCAAATCTGACTCTTTCACGCCCTTCCAGTCATCGATATGCACACGGCACACTTCCGCATCGGTTGCGGCTTGTGTTGCATATCGGCTGAATTGCTCAGGCGTGGCGCGCGTGCCGAAAAATGTTATATCTCCGACCTTTATTTCAAATCTACGCGCGGCGCGTAATTTTTCAGCTATGGAACTCATGATGCGAACCACTGCGGAACGTTACGCAACGTCAGGCTGATCTGTGCCGTACCTGCCGCACCAACACCACCAGAGAATCCAGCCCCACCGGAACAGTAAGCGTTGAACAGTGCTTTTTGACCGCTTGCCAGCGTCACCAGGAAAGCGCGTCTTTCTTGAGCTTTCGATGCCGTCTGAACTTCAGTGATAGCAGTAGCCAGCGGGTTTGCAATCAGTGACAGCGTGCCTTTCTGCGCTGCGTTATGACCAAATACGATCTGGCGCTCATCGTCATGAATTGATGTAACATCAATCTCATCAGGTGAAGCGTCTGGCAATTCAAGTTGTGTGATATTGTCAAACGATGCGCCGAACGTGATTTTTTGCGCCGATCCGCCGCTTGCCCAAGTCGTAAAGTTTGTTGAGTCAACACCCTCACAAACGAATGATACTGTCGTACTGACCGATTTGACGCGCACAACCCGGTAATTCATCTGAGTCATGCCAGTGATTCCGTACAGCAGAATGTAATCACCCACTGAGTAGTCATGCGTCGCAGTGACTACCGCCTCGGATGCTTTTGAAATACCTGTGATTGTTTTTGCGGATGCAAGCGCGGTCTGAATCTGTACAACGGCGTTGCGCAGTACTAAAGCTGTTGCCATCTTTATTTCTCCCAGCGTCTCACGACGTTTGGTTTTAATCTCTCTGCCCAGCGCCTCCCGGCGTTAGGGCAGCCCTTTACTACAAAGCTGTTTGCGGTGCGTTCGATTGCGTATACAGGTCTTTTGTAAAGACCATCGTTGCGCGTCCAATCGGCTGATCGCCTTGATCAAAATCAATACGAGTGCCGCGTAAATACATGCCTTTCACTAAGCTACTTGATGCGCTCGCAATTGCCGTTTCAACTTCCTGACAGATCGTGTCTATTTCGTCGTCAAATCCGTCGACACCTTCCGCATACGCTTCAATCTGTATTCTCGTTTGGCGAACCTGCAAATAAGGCTGATGAATCGTTTGCGCTTCAACATCGTCACCGGATGACGTGATAATCAAGCAAGGGCAGTCAGTAACATCAACCGGGTACACTCGATTCGTATAAACTTTTGTGCCCGTTGTCGTTAACCCAGTGACAGCCGTTGCAACCGCCTTTCTTAACTGTTCGCGAACGTGGCTCATTGTTTTTCAAGTTGCAGAGTTGCGATTCTTGCCGTCTCATCGCGCTCGATGCGCTTAACTTTATATATGGTCATGCCTCGCACAACATCGGAATTAAAGGCTGCGTACTCAACATCAGAAGCCTTGCATCGAATAAACGGTTTCTTCGTTTGCACAAAATCTACCTCAACCGGTTCCTCGCTGAAGATTGCGGATATGGTTACGCCATCCAGCGTTACTTGCTCCGCAAATTCATCAACATCGAAGAATGTGTCAAGGTCTTCGGTTAGCATTATTTGTCACTGTCTCCTTGGACTGTAACCTGCGCTTGCTCCACGACGTTTTCTGCGGCGTTCTGTTCCTTATCCTTGGATTTAGCCTTTGCTTTAGGCTTTGGAGCATCCAGATTTTCAAGCTGCATCAGCATGGCTTTGGGCAATTCACCGTCATATCCGATAACTTCACCGGATTTGAACATGACCGGCTGCATAACCATGTACACATTGTTTTCAACGTGCTTTAAGTTATGAGCTCGCGGATTTGCCTGTGATGGTGTTAACTCAAGAAAACCGGCATGAATCGATACCGCTTCAGTTACTTGATATTTGTTCATGATTACACCATTTGAACAAGGCAAGCGCGCTGCCAGTAGCCGTATCCAACGTTACGCCAAGCGTCGACACCAAGTTGAATATGATCGGTATCAAATGCGTATTCGCTGCTTTCGTCCTTGATTTTAACGGTATCCAGCGTTTCAGATTGACGGATCAGCGCTTTGATTGGGCTGTCCGTTCTGAAGATCGCAAAAGTGTCTGTCCATGTCAGGCGTGGATTCATCTGAACGCTGATGTTCATTCCTGCGATCTGGTCAGGGTTCATGTCATTTGCCAAAGCCGCGTTTATCATCCCGCTTACAGCAGCCGCAGCGGTCAAGTACAAACCGACCGGCACAATGACCATGAAACTGGTTGCGTTCTCGTTCATTGGATCACCGGCGTTGTCCTTGAAAGATAGGATTTTTGCTATACCTTGCAGAATGGATTGCTGCATTTCTTCTTTACTTGGCGCAGTAACAACACCATGAACCACAGCAGGGTATGTTGAAATGTCACATGTAATGCTATTGGATTGAGTGCCGCTCGATCCTTCGGAATGATCGGTATCAAAGAAATACTGGCCGTCATAACATGGATAACTTGATCCGTTCAGAATCAGTGTGGATAACAGGCTTGCCCAATGCGACAAGCTCTTATCCACGAACTCATTCACGCGCACCGCAATCTGTCCGGTCTTGTCGCGGCGCATGTCCTTGATTGCCAAATCAAGCGTATTTTCGTAATGCTTATTGACGATCGTTAAGCTGTTACCGGATAGCGTTTTTGCTTGCCGACCGCCGATCCATTCCCGCATAGTGGAGTTTTGCCCCAAGAAAGGATAGGTTTCACTTGCCTGATCAGAATTGAACAGGTTTGATACGCCATTAACCCAAGCCATACCGGGATTTTGTTCAAGACGCGCGTAGTACATACCAATAACAGCGCGACTCGATAAAATACTTTGATCTGCCATCTTTATTTCTCCAGCGCCGTCACGGCGTTAGGTTTGTAATTGCAGGATCACGGCTTCACAGCGTTATCCTGCCTCAATTGCTACTTAAATTTTAAGCTTCGCGTGCCCACGTACCTTTTATTGCTTGCACCGCGTAACCATCAGCATCATTGCCTCCCAACACAACAAAATCCCCACGCTGCGCTGTTGCTTTGGTGTTGATCAAATCTTTGTTGTTAGATCCCGTTATGTCAGGCCCTAAAATCATGTCGTTTACATCAGGACTAAGGTTGATAGCCACAGTGCCATAAGAACCGCCATTGACGATCATCACGCCATCCAAACCTGTTGCGATTGCTGGCAAAGTGATAATTTTTGCGTCGGTATCAACCCAAAGCAGCTTGCCTGTATGGGTTGCGTCTAAAGTGGTATCTGCGCTGATAGTTGCGCGGACGGTATGATCTGCGTATGGATCACGATAGCAAGGCGCATCGAAGTCAATTACTGCTGTGTTAGTGGTAACGAATCGTTTCACAAAACCAATAAACACGCCACCGACCGGAGACATGGTAAAAGTGTCGTCGTCAGTCGCATAAACTGGTTGGCGCAAATCGGTAATAGTCACGCCTGTCACGGTAAGCTCAATTTCACCTTCTGTGATTACGTTAACGTTAATCGCGGCAGCCGCACCTGAAGAGTTATCAGCTTGACGTAGCGCGAAACCGCCGAACTGATCAGTTGATGTTAGGGGGCGCGCGTGCCCTGTTGCTTTAACAATACCGACCGCAGCGCCCTCATAGATGATGTCCGATGCAATTACGGGCAAGTCGTTTTGATCGCCCAATTCATAAGCGCGTGGCTTATTTACTGCTAATGTAGTCATTTATTTCTCCAG